CTAGTAGATGAAATTGTTGAGTTTGCCTACCAAGAAACATTCAGCATGATCAAACGAAAAATGCAATTCATGGAGGAAAACGAATAATGGAAAAGAAAGAATTAAGTCCATTGGCTAAACAATTATTGGGTGGGGCGGGCCACATTGAAGTATTCACACAAGCTGAGTTTGATGACGCTCTAGCGGTCGCCAAAGCCGAGATCATGATGGTGGCCATAGAAACCACTAAAAAGGCCATACAGATCGAAAGAGACGCTTGTGCTGACCTTGCCCTTGAATGGAGCCAAGAAGAGCTCTCAGTGGCTATACGCAACCGCATGAAACCAAAGGAGACAGCATGAAGAAGTTTATCCAAGAAATGCAAGAGCGTACAGGCATTCATTGGGGTTTGATGGTTGTTTACATAATGGCCGCCGCAGTAATTCTCATGGACATGATGATCTGGAGGCCCAATTGAGCCAAGAAGACGAAAAGGCATCAGAAATCTATGCACAGCTCAATCCTCATATTCAGAATATATTGGGCAAGATCATGGAGAAGGAGGGCCCAGAGGTCTTCTTGACCATCGTGACCAATATGGCTGTGGAGCTCATGACCTTGGCTATGATCACAGTCAGAATCAATCCAAACGTAGAGGAAAAGCAATTCAGCTTTGACCACATGATGGGGCTGTTGATCCAAGACATCAGGGCCAGATACGCCACAGCCGAAGCTTCTTACGAAATGCACGAGAAGCTTGAAAAAAGTGGGGCTATGGGCATGGTTGACGAGATGTTTATCTGTAGACCATTGAATTAGGGAAAACACCAAAAAAATAGTTGACACAAACTCTAACTCTGAGTTATACTGTAGTCACTGCAACATAGCAGATTTATAACAAGGAGTTAGAAATGTCATACACAGCAGTAATCGAAGCAAGAATCGCAGGCATACCATGCAAGGTCGGTGTGACTCATTATAATAACCAAGCTGGCAACAGCCACGCTGATAGCGATTATGATTACTACGGATACACCGATATTGAGTATGACGTGCTCGACCGCAATGGCCGCAAAGCACTGTGGCTTGAACGTAAAGTCACTGATGAAGATGAATTGAATATTGAAAACAGCATTATCAAATATTTTCAAGAAGAGGCCGAATATGACTATTGAAGACTTCAAACCCATGATCAAGATGGCCGTGGAGGACACGGTCAAATCACGCACAATGATCGCATATTGCGACTACATTGCGTACCAGATTCAAAAGAACCTGAAGGCTTTGGACGCAGTGCATGATAAGCTGTTGGCCAGTGTAGGCAATATGAAGTTCGACGCGACCGACGACGGCAAGTTCTTGTCAACCAAGAAGACCATTATGGTGGAAGACCGCTACGGTAAGAAGTACAAGATCACTGTGGAGGAAGCGTAAAGTGGTTACAAAGAAAACAACAGAGCCCAAATTTGCAATGCCGCAAGAGGTCAAGGAATGGATTGATCGGGCTCACGCAACCATGAACCACCAGAAGGGTGAGATCGAGCGCTTGAAGGCCGAGAACAAAGAGCTTAAGAGCTACAAGAAGTGGGCTGAGAACCGTATATTGCGCAGTGACCAAGAAGAGTAATACAATGATACTGCACAGCAAGTGTGCATTCTTTGCAGTTGCCTTGGGTAAGGGCAATATTTATAAGGGGAGCTAATCACTCCCCTTTTTTTTGATTACCGTAAAAATCAACAATAAGTTACACTCTGGGCTAAATACGCTGAAAATATCGCGCGAAAGGAATAGAGATGACAAAGCGAAAAGACCCAGCAGATCACAAACCAAATGGACGGCCATCTACTTACACTACAGAGAAGGCAAAGACTATATGCGATAGGCTTGCTTTAGGGGAGAGTCTAGCAAGCATCTGTAGGGAAGAGGATATGCCCAGCCATTCAATCGTTTATGTTTGGTTGAGAGAGCATTCTGACTTTTTGGACATGTACACGCGTGCGCGCGAAGAGCAGGCTGAGACACACGCTGATGAAATCGTGTCTATTGCGGACGAGACGCCTGAGACGGCGCCAGTGTTTGACAAGGACGGCAAGCAGATCGATATCAAGCTTGATTCGGCTTACATCCAGTGGCAAAGACAGCGCATTGACGCAAGGAAGTGGAACGCGGCCAAACAGCGCCCACGCAAGTACGGCGAGCGCATCACGCACTCTGGCGACGATACGAGTCCTGTGGTGGTGGAGAACAACATGAACGTGTTCGGCGAGCTCCTCAAGGCCATCAAGATGCAAAGGCAAGCTGAATGAGTGTCGTTGAGGCGATACTAGAAGATGAAGCCTCCTTGGTTGAGGAGTTTAAGAAACTCACCCCTATAGATCAGATAGCATTCAACTGGCAGATGAAGTGGCTCAAGCAAGCCCACAAGCACCAGATTGAACCTGCAGGGGATTGGTGGGCCATCTGGCTCATGCTTGGAGGCCGAGGAGCAGGCAAGACCCGCGCGGCGGCGGAGACCCTAGCATCATGGGCTTGGAGCCAACCCAAGACGCGATGGCTGGTCTCAGCCCCTACCAGTGGCGACGTGAAGGGCACATGTTTTGAGGGCGATTCTGGCCTGCTATCCATCATCCCGAAGGAGCTCATAGCGGACTACAACAAAGCCCTCCATGAGATTAAGCTAGTCAATGGCTCATTCATCAAGGGCATCCCTGCATCGGAGCCAGAGCGCTTCCGTGGCCCACAGTTCCACGGTGGATGGTTGGACGAGTTGGCCGCGTGGGAATACCTCCAAGACTCATGGGACATGATTCAATTCGGCATCCGATTGGGTAAGCACACCAAGCTGATCTGCTCCACCACACCAAAGCCCAAAGACTTGATCCTTGATTTGGTGGGGCGCGAAGGCGACGACGTGGTGGTGACCAAAGCATCGACCTACTCGAACATTGCCAATCTGGCTCCATCGTTCCAGAAGCAGATTCTTCAGTACGAAGGAACCAACCTTGGCCGCCAAGAGATCCACGCCGAGCTCATCGACATGGAGGAGTCGGGCATCGTCAAGCGTACATGGTTCCGACTCTGGCCTGATGGTAAGCCCTTCCCCAAGCTCGAATACATCATTCAGAGCTATGACTGCGCTACATCTGACAAGACATACAACGACCCCACTGGATCGATCACTATGGGCGTGTTTAAGCCTATGGATGGCGGTATGTCCGTGATGATCTTAGACTGTTGGCAAGAGCACCTCCAATACCCTGACCTGCGTCCTAAAGTGCTCGATGAGTATGAGTCAGTATTCGGCGAAGGACGGGACAAGAAGCTTGTGGACTTGGTTCTGGTGGAGGACAAGAGCGCAGGCATATCACTCATTCAAGACTTACAGAGAGCGCATCTGCCTGTGCATGCGTATAACCCTGGTAAAGCGGACAAAGTCCAACGCCTATCCATTGTGGCCAACATCATCAAAGCAGGGCGCGTGTGGGTGCCTGAATCCAGTAAACGCAAAGGCTTTGTCCGTGACTGGGCTGAAGGCATGGTGAGCCAGATCTGCTCCTTCCCTGAGACCGCGCACGATGAGTTTGTGGACTGCATCAGCCAAGGACTCCGATATCTGCGTGACGCAGGATGGATCAGCATCGATGCACCACCCCGTGAAGAGCTCATGCAAGAGGACATCGACGACGCAGAACTCTACAACAGGAAGGGTCGATCAAACCCCTACTCTCAATGAGGAATACTAGTTCAACTAGTAATCAATTAGTTTTACTAGTTTAACTAGTAATCAATTTGTATTAAGAGGTGAAAATGAATGGCCGAGATCATCAAGACAATTGTTATAGGAAAGTCCTCCATATTGACGGAACGCGAATCACTTTGTCTGACCATAAGTTCGAGCTGTCAGCGACACCAAGGAACGAAGTGTGGGAACAGCAAGCAGTGCAAATGTTCAGAGAATGGATCAGATGGAGAAAGAGGCAAGAGGAGTTGCGCGAGCTTGGGCCTATGTCAAGGTGATGCACGTTGCGACGATTGTCCGAGCATAGGATAATGGCACGATGAATAAGCCCAAACATAAATATCCTCTTAGCCACGCGCATGAACAAGCGCGTATCAATGCTATTAAGACACTTGGTTTGCATGAACATAATACAGCGGAAGATCGAGCAAAAGCTTTGGGTTTTGATTTAGAAACATTTCATGGTACGGATGCGCCAGATATTGAATCATTAGACCCTGAACGAACAAAAATCATTAAGGGTGTATTTTCAACAACAAACCCTAAGATGGCATCTAGGTATGCGGAAGACGAAAGAAAACGAGCAAAAGAAAAAACAGCACCAAATGTTTTGCCTCTTCTTGTTAAGTCTGCGTCACATGAATCCATCCCTAAATACGATATAAACACCATTAACGCCTATAAAAATCGTGGTGCAAAAGGTGTATATCGTCCTGAAATGCAAACCGCAGTTACGTTTGACCCATCACAAATAAGATCAAGATTTGCCGCATTTGATCCTCATAGAGTCCACGAGAAAGATTTGCTTGCCGCCAAAGGTGGTAAGGTTCCTTCAGTTGCACAGATGAAAATAGAGTTGAAAGGGCGCGAGCTCCCAGTGACGATGCACCCCATCGAACAACGCGAAGGCAACCAGTTAGTGCATGTCAATCCCAACACTTTCGACAAGGCTTTCCAAGGCACGGATTGGCAGTATGTAGGCCAAGGCGGTAAGGGCGGCATCGAGGGTCGATACAAGAACTTTGAAGACTTTGCCAAGAACGCACCATCAATGAGAGCTAGTAATGCCCAAGTCAACAAGAACGGCTCAGTTGTGTTTGGTGATGGTCGCCATCGGTATGCTTATTTGCGTGACCAAGGATTAGAGAGCATACCAATGTCGATGGATAAGCAATCAATTGAACATGCTGAAAAGCATGGTTATCTACACAAAGCCAAGGGCGGCTCAGTAATGGGTATCAATGTCAGGTCAGATAAAAAATCAGGATTGAATTACGCTGATTTAATTGTTGATGGACAAAAAGCTTATGAAAGCCGAAACAGCGACACATTGAGACCATATGTTGGCAAACGTATTGCAATTGTTAGAACTGGCAATGGCCCTGCAAAAGCAATAGGTGAAGTTACAGTTGGTGAACCTATGGTTGTAGACAAAAAGAAGTTTAGGAAAATGGAACCGCAACATAAGGTGCCAGAAGGTTCAGCCTTTGATATCAATACGCCAACAAAACACTTGTATCCCATGCATGATCCAGTACGTTACAAAAAAGAAAGAGACGTAGGTCATGGAATCATAGCACGCAAGGTAATGCATAAAGCCAAAGGTGGCATAGTATCAATGCTACGCAAGCATGGACGCCCAGTAGACAGCGACTTAGATGCTATGAAAAAGATGAGCAATGGTCATAGAGTATTCATAGCCCATGAGCAAGATGAAAAACCTAGAGAGATTACATCTGTAAGTGAGATGCATGGTTATACCCCAGATCAAATATACACAATAGACCCAAAGCATTTTATGCAACACAAAGCAATTGGAGGCTCCATGCAACCACAATCAGAACCCACACTAGCTCAAATGCGCCTTGAGGTTGCCCGTCATAGCAACCCCGCAGTGATGAACAACATTGGCGTCAATGAAGCCGTGGACATCAATCCCAAGATGTTTGTTAATCCCAATCCCAATTCGTCTGGATTGCCTGATGTGGGTGGCGTGAAGACTGACAAAGGCGCTTTGCCTGTTGGTGGCGTAGACGTCAATCCAATGATGGCGGGCACACAGTTCATGCCCCAACAACCACAGCAACAGCCACCACAAGGCCAACAAAGCCCATTCCCTAGCATGGCCCCTTCTGGCTCTGGCATGCCACAAAGTCCAAGCAATATTTTGAACCTGACGCCTCAAGGTCAAGCCATGAGCGCCATCAAGCCACCTATGACACCTAATATGGCCAAAGGTGGTGCAGTCGGTCACTTTGCCAAAGGCGGAAGCCAGAAAGAAAAAGCAGAAGAGTCTAAGCGTATTTTGGTGGAAGCCACAGGGCCAAATGGTATTAAGGGTATTGTTATTCCACGTCACATGTTGGAAGGTAAAACCTATGGTGGTACTGGGCCTAAAGCAGGACAGAAAGTTGAAGGACTGCTTGATCTAAACAAAGCAAGAGCTAAAGTTTATGGATCAGAAAATCGTCCACCGTTAAACATTGGACAGATGGGCAGAATTCACAAGCAAGTATTAAGTGATCACTTTGCCAAACCAATTGATGAGCAAACAAAAGCCGAAAAAGAAGCTTTAGAAAGATTGCGCGAAGCCAAGCACATTGGATCTAAGGCAAACACATTGGATGAAAGCGAGAAGCTTGATACAGTGCGCCATGAGACCGATGACCAAGGACGTACTCATGTGGGTTATGCGGCCAAGGGTATTGCAGGCCATGCGCTGTATTCATCTGGCGATGGCAAGAATGAAAAGTTGCATGTGTTGAATACATGCCCTGGGCAAGTTGATGGGTGTGGTGGTGGCATTGATCAGAATGGAATCGTGGATACCAAACGTGGCTCATGCTTTGCCCCCAATGCTGAATCACAATACGTCAACGCGGCAGTACGTCG